GTCGGCGGAGCGCCGCCTTGCCCTCAGGGTGCGACTTGAACGCAGCGACGAGGTTGATGGCCTCCTCATCGTACTCGAACGGGTCTTCGCTCGGAGCGTCCTGTCCGAGCAGAAACACGCTGTCGCCGTTGTCGTTTTCGGGCGACGGTCCCTCGGGTAGCTCTTCACGTGCCATTGCTTTTCTCCAAACAGAGGGCTTCGCAACCAGTGCAGCAACGACAGGCCCATTCACCGAGGCGGTGCTGGTCGGTCCGAAGCGGACAGGGGTGCGTCGAGCGCGCGCAGCCCTTGCGGTCGGCGACGGGCAGATGAAGGCACCCGTCACCCGCGCACGGGATCTGAGAGAAGTCGATCTCAGTTCGTTCCATAGCCCCACCCGCTAGCTCGCGGTGCGAGCGGCTCATCGTTGTCGTTCTCTGCCTTGTCGAACTCGTGATTATCCATGACGATGCTCCCGCGGCCACGACTCGCTCGGGCGGCGGCGTAGGCGGCGACGTCGAACCAGTGCTTCAAGGGCGAGCCTTTGTCGGGCACGGTGTCGTCTTTCTCGTCGATGCCGATGCCGGAGAACATCTCGGCGGTCTTGCGGCAGTTGCGAAAGAGCACGAAGCCGGGCTGCTTGTTCTGGTCGTAGTCGCGCAGGCGCTCGGTGATGCGCTCGGCGTTGCGCGCGATGCTCGCCTTGTCGGCTTGCTGCCAGTAGACGCCCTCGCTGGCGAAGACGGCCGCCTTGCTCTTGCCCGAGTCGCCGCGCTCCTCCCAGAGCTGGGTGTCGGCAACGCCGGTGAGCCGGCTCTTGCGTTCTCTCTGATTCCAGAAGCCGAAACGCTTTTCGATCTCCACGACGCGCTTGGCGACCTCGATGTCGCGCATGAGGCGAAAGTTGAACTCGTAGAACTGGTAGAGGTTCTCGTCGGGGTCGATGGCGAACCAGCCGATGACGCCCTGGCTCTTGTAGCCCCAATCCATCGAGCGGAACTTGGGCCAATCGCGCGGTATCTTGAACGGCTCGATGACGTGGACGCGCGGGTTGTAGTCGTCGAGGAAAAACCCGCCTTCGAGGCTGTCCCAATCGCCATAGAGGTAGCGGGCACGCATGTGCGCCGGTTTGCTCAAAAGGCGCCGTCTGTACTGTTCGACGAAGGCCTTGTCGGGGTTGTCGCTCAGCCGAGCAGGCAAAAAGAGCTTGGTGCGGTAGGTCGTCTCTCCCGTCTCGGGGTCGATGACCTTGGTGCGATGCAGGACGTTGCCTTTGGGCTCCGGCGTGACGAATCGCTCCCGCAGCCACCCCGGCGCAGGGTTACTCATCAGTCGGGAGCGCAAGAGCAGCGCCAGCACCGGATCGGCGCTTCGCACGCGCCCGTCGAGCTCTTCGTATTGGAAGTCCTCGAATTGGTAAGCCTCATCGAGGCCCAAATGCGTGTATTGCTTGCTGAGGTAGTCCTGGTGGCTGTCCTTCTCGCGACAGTGACCGAAGGTCACCTTGTAGCCGCTCGAAAACGTCCAGCAGTAGCGCTCTTTGCTGTAGTCCGCGTGCGGGTCGAACTTCTTGTACATGCGACCGCTGCGGTCGATGGTTTCGAGCAGCATCGGCATCGAGCGGCGCAGATGCAGAGCGTGCCCTTCGCTTTCGCCCTGCCGGATGGGGTGCCGATGGATGAGATCGGCGAGCCAATCGGGCGTGCCCGGCGGAACGACCTGCGTCATCCTCGCGTGCTCGACGACGGCTTGCGAAACGAGCGGATCGAACAGCAGCGTCAGGCTTTTGCCGGGACCCGCGGCTCCTCCGCCCAGAACTTCGTCCGCGGTCGCCTGGTGGAAGCGCACCGCCCAGGGGGACGGCTGATATACCGTCCTGTCGCCGAGCAGAGGGGTCTCGAGCAAAACGAGGCCCCCGTACCGAGCGTTTTTTCGATAGTCCAGAACTATCGATGGCGCTCCGCTGACAGCAACTGGCGATTAGACGGAAAACGGGCTCTCTGACAGCCTCCGCGCATGCCAAACATTGGTCACGCGGGGCGCTACGATGAGGTTTGTGAACGAGCGCGCGATGAAACAAAGGCGCGGGGCGTCGTTCTCTACGTACTCGAGGGAGACAAAGGCAGCGGATTCTCTTGCACGTCGAGCGCGGCCGACGCGCGACGGCTCAATGCTGACCTGCCGCGTCTGCTCCGTCAGATGGCGGACGCCATCGAAGCCGCGCCGGCCCCCGACGGTGTACGGGTAACGCTCAGCCCGAAATAGCAGCGCGCGTCGGGCGCTGCGCGAGATACTGCAAGATGGCCTGCACCAGGCCCTCATCGTAGGGGTCTGCGCTCGAGCACACCCGTTCCCAGCTCTTGAGCGGCTCGCTGCGCTCGTAGGCGCGAAGAGCACGGTCGGCGTGCAGCGCGATGAGCAGCTTCTCTTCGCTCCGGAGCGGTCCGGGCTTCAGCTCGTCGGGCAACCACTTCTCGCTCTTGAGCGCGAGACGCTCTTCGCCGCGGTCGAGATAGATGATGCGCAGCTCGGGGCCGTCCTGCCCGACGATGCCCTTCATGCCGTCGTTCTCGCGCACCATGCGCTGACCGAAGACGAGAGAACTCACGTCTCCACGTCCCGAATCTCGTAGGCAATCGGTCCCGGGTGCGCGGCGGTGGTCGGCACGGGCAGAGCGAGCGTCACGTTGAGATTGTTCTGGGTGACTTTGGCCCGATAGGCCCGCCCGCGCATGCTGCCGATGACGAACTGCTGGGCGAGCTTGAAGCCGTTGGGCGAGACGGAGGTCGGCAGGTAGCCGAGTTTGGCGATGGCCAGCCGCTGGCGGGCGGCGGCCTCTCCGTACTCGTCGACCCAGGACTGCGGCGGGTCCCTCTGGGTGGGGGTGATCTCGGCGAAGGCGAGAGCAGCGTTCAAGACGCCGGTGGCGCGCTCGAAGATCTCCGTTTCGAGCTCTTCGAGGCGAGCGAGGCGGGTCTCTTTGGCTTTCGGATCCCGCAGCTCGCGACTGAGGTAGAATCCCTCGGGCATGAATCGCAAGATGACATGTCGACCGGCCGATGACGAGCGTCTCGTGGTCCCCGAGCCCGGCAGATACACCGGAGAGAAGATCTTCCTGACGGAATTGGCGGCGTACCTGCACCATCGCTCGGGCGATCTGATGGACTTCGCGCGCAAGCACGGCTTTCTCAAGCGCATCTGGGCCCGAGGCGCCGCCGTCTACTGGGTCCATCCCTACGGAGCGCAGCGCATCATCTCCTACATCAGGGCCCTCCAGGGCGACCACTACCTGCAGGGCAATGACTTCCATAAAGAGCGCGAGCAGTGGGCGGCGCGCATGCGCAAGCGCCGATCTCTCGTCAGGAAGGGACAGGGCTGATCTCCCTTGACTGGCCTGTGGGCCATGCAGAAGATGGACACCAGCGAGAGCGCCCGGGGACATCGACATCGCCGAAACCGCGGTGGTGTCAGACAGTGGTAGGCGTCAGCGAACGCGACGAGTCGCGCTTCGTGGTGCGCCTGAAGAGCTTGCAGGTCGGGGGTCTTGCAGGTAACAACGCCCTTGCCGGAGCAGCGGAGCGAGGGGGACTAGCCCCGTTAGACCGAGGCTGCTCCGGCAACCTACATGGAGGGAACCGATGGGCGAGGGATACCGCAACATCAAGCCGGAGCAGTTGCCGGAAGGGGTCACGTTCTGCGCGCCGCACACCAAGGTGGGCAGCAAAGTCGTTTCGTTCAGCTTCCCCGAGGGGAAGTGGGGCGCCGCCCACCGGTACCTTTGGGACCTGAAGACAAAGAAGGCGCAGATCAGCCGCTACTACAACACGCCGGACGAGGTCTCTCAGGAGAGGGACGAAGCATGAGAACCATTGAAGAGCGCTACGACCCGGCGATGGCCATCACCGACCAGAAGGAAGCCGATGCCTACTTCGAGTCTCTCGTTGCTGAACAGATGAGCGAAGGGGTCGCTCGCGAACCAGCCGAGAAGCTCGAGAGGGAAAGCCTCGGCTACTACGCGGGTTACTACAGCTTCGAGACACGGCTCAGAGTCGAAGAGCTGTTCCGCTGCACCCACCCCGTGTTCGGCAGCGCCAAAACCAACGGTCCGTCGACGCCAGAAGAGGCGTTCCTCGCTGGGGTGCGGGCGGGAAGGGCAGCTCTCCAGCGCCGGGAGAAGCCATGAAGGACGAAGAACGCGACGCCCTGACGGAGGTCGGAATAAACCTGCTGCGCGAGGCCGTGAAGGAGATGGACCGGCAGAAGATACCGAAGAGCGGACAATTCGCCTTCCTCCTGAACGTGGCCACCCACATCGCGCTCGAAGAGATGGGCATGGATATCGAGCGGCTCACGGCGATCACGCTGCGCTGCTTTTCGCAGCTGGTCCCCACCGGGACGCCGGAGAAACCATGAAGTTTCGACCAGCGACAGGGTTCATGGACATCGGCGAGTCGATGAAGCACGAGCGCGAGGCCAAAGACTGGGCGGAGCTGATGGCGTTTCTGAAAGCAGAGTGGCTACCCACCGAGGTGACGGACGACAACGTCACCATCGAGAAGTACGGCACGGGCATCGATAAACGCATCGGCTGGGACACGCATCTGCTCTGCATCGATGGCCGCGCTGCGCTCTTCACCGATGGGATGCTGGAGAAGCCGAAGCCATGACCGCGTGCTACTGCTGGCCGCTCTGGGCTCTGATACTGCAGGGCGCTTTTGCGGGACTCGTGGGCGCGGTGACCGTGCGGGCGGTGGAGCTGTGGTTGGCCCGCCGCCGCCCACGATGGCCTCGCTCTGGAGGAGCGACGCTCCGCGCAGTGAACGCCCCACCTTCCGGCGAGAGAGAACATCCGGGGCAGGCCTGCAGCCTGTGCGGCCGAGGCGGATGGACGGGCGGCAACTGCGGCGCGACCGGGTGCCCGCGGTGAGGAAGCTCCCCGTCTGTTTGTCAGTAGCGGCAAGGTGATCGCCAGGTGAGGACTTTCGGGGGTTCTGCTCACCGAGCGCTCACCTTCGGGTGAGTTTTTTGTAGATCCACCGGGAGGAGGGGCGGATGTGATCCCTGGGGGATCAGCTTCGGCCAGTTTTGTCGTGTCCATCGGGGAAGGGGGGGCGTCCGCGTCCCCCTGATCTTCCCCCAGGGGGTACCCGGTAGCGTGCGCGCAGAGCGGGGAGGCGCGAGCTCGCGCGCAGGTGCGCATCGGGAGCGCTCGCGCGCGGAGTAGAGGCGTCGAAGGCCAGCTTCCGCACGCCCAAAGCGTCCCGAAATGGGCCAGAAACCCAGAGCGTGGGTCGCAGGCGCGCCCGCGCGCGCGGTAAGGGAGGCGCAAGCCTGCGGAAACGCTCGTTTTGCGCACCCTGCCCCTGGGTTAGAGCGATGCATCCTGCCAGCATCGCTCTTTTCACGCGCGCGTGCGATAGGTGTTCCATTTCGGCGAGCAATCTGCTAGGCGTGGCTTGACCGACGGGTGCAGTGCACCCATGCTATGGGCTCACACCGACCGAAAGGACACCATGACCGCCACCCCAACCATCGTTTCCTCCCTCACTTCGCCGCTGGACAGGGCTCTTCAGGGCTCTTCAGGACAGGACAATGGCGCAATCAGCCAGCCGAACAGCGGGCCTGATTACCTCGACAACCTGGCCGCCATCGAGGCCACCGAGCCCACCGATGACGTCTGTCGGCGGGCCGCGCACCTCATCGATCGCGCCCCGTTCACGAGCACGGCTCTGGCCGCCATGGCCGCCTACATGACCGAGCTGGGCGACTCGGATGCCGCCCAGATCTTGCTCGACTCGGCCGCGCTGATGGCCGAGCACGAGGCGCGCACGATCTGAGTTTTCGGCAAGGCCTGCCACTGGCAACGGTTGCAGGCCTTCCCGAGCGCTCTAGCTCGACTCACAAGGGACACCCGCCATGCGTTACAAACCTTCCAACGTCTCCAGCAAGTACGGCGCTCCGATGGGACGCGACTCGAGCAACGGGCGCGATCTCGAGCAAGCTCCGGGCAAGCTATGTCTGCAACGGGTACGGCTCGACTCTGGCGGCTACGACTCGGGCGGCGCCTATTGGGGCCATGGCGAGCCACTGTATGTGGCGACCGACCACGAGAACACGACCGTATTTGTTCGCGCCATGACCCGCGACGGCGCCAAGCACGCCGTTCGCTTGCGCCTCGCCATGTGGGACGGGTGTCTCTCTTTTCACCGCTGAGCTATCCGGTCGTGCGCGTCGCTCCGGCAACGCGCACTGCCGGGCACTCCAGCCCGATGGGAGACACCAAATGACTGACAAGAGGTTGCACAAGGTGAGCGTCACTTACTCGCTCGTGACGGAGGAAAGCGTCGTTGACGGCGACCACGCGGATCATGGCTACATTCAGCCCGGCACGGAAGCGCGGCGCTCGTTCGCCAATGGGCGCAAGCGCGACATCGAGCGCAATGTCCGCATGGCGCGAGCCGACAAGTTTGAGTTTGCGACACTCCGTGAGGCGCTAGCATTCATCTCACGCCAGAATTGCGCCAGCCATGAGACCTGTTGGGACGGCTCAGAGCGCACGATGGGCATCTATTGCACGGATGCTTACCAGGGCTGCGACGTGGAAAACTTCCGTGGTTCGCCAGTGCTGTCGGTGGGCTACGACTTGCACATTCAAGGCTGCTCGTACGGCACGCTGGACCGCTTGGCGCGCGTCCTGATGACCAACGGGGTCTACTTCGCCAACTGTCGGCGGGTGCAACGCTCCGCCTGAGTGACCCGCCTACACCGCGCACCGGGGCAACCAGTGCGCGGCAAGGTGGGCCACAACGGCTCAGCACAAGGAGATAGCAGAGATGACCACGATTCGCGTAACGACCCGCAATAACTCAGACACTCGCAAATTCCACGTTTTGGACGATGTCCGTTCGGCCAAGTGCCGGCACAACGGCGGCAATCTGATGATTGTCGAGCTGGATTCTGCCGACGTTGGCGAAGCCGTGGCGTTGCTAGAGGCGAGTCACGCGGTAGCTAGATACCAGATCGTTTGACCCGCCCACGCTGCGCGCCAGACGGCTAGCGCGCAGTAGGGTGGGCCACAATGGCCACACGGAAAGGGACACCATGAAAAAGCTACGACCATTGAAGGCAGAGGACGTCACGTTTGAACTCACTATCGAGTTCGAGCAAGAGTCCGTCCGCGGGCACTTCGGTTACGAGACAGAGGCCGAAAACAAGGCGGCAGAAGACGAGATTATCGAGCGCCTGGATCGGGGCGACGAGCGCGCCTGGTGTTGGCTCCAGGTCACGGCGTGCGACGCTGACGGCACCGAAGGCTCCGATTCGCTCGGCTGTGTCAACTTGGGAGAGGACGCTGGTTGGGGACCACGACTCGAGGCCACCATCCGCGAGCAATTCCCCGAGTTGTGGACCGAGGCCCTTGCTGCGCTGAACTCTGAGCGGGAGCGTATCCGTGCCATGGCCGACGCTTGGCCCCGCCCCCTACGAGAGGCACGCTGATGTCAGCCAAAGCCACCATTGACGCCGCGTACACACGGCTAGACCGCGCTACCGAATCGAGTAGCGAAGCGAGCCGCCTGCTGCTGCAAGCCTTGGACGCCGCGACCGAAGGAGAGAAGGGCCACAGACGCATGGGCGCCCGCTGGACCGACGGACGCGCCAGCTACAAGGTCCAGACGGCGGCCCGCTACTTCGTATGCAAGTGGTTCGCTGACCCCGGCAAGGTAGGTTCAGCCCTGGACGCATGCCGCTTGCGGGACGACTGTTTGCGAGCGTCGGCCTTGCGCCAGCTGCTCGACTCGGAGGGTAAGAGCGTCGACATGAGCGGCATTGCGGAGCTGGACTACTCGACAGACCTGGTCGGCGAGCGCTGACCCGCCCGTACCGCGCAGCGCTTCGGCACTGCGCGGCGGGGTGGGCCAAGCTCACCAGAAAGAGACCCCATGATTCTCATCAAGGCCTGTTTCGTCTTTTGCGTGCTCGGCTTTTTCTATCTGGTCGGTTTCGACCGGGTCTATTGGGCGCTCGACACGGCCGACGCGGCGCTCAAGGCCGCCTATCACCACGCTGCGGCCCAGTCCGCCGAGCGCCATTGCACCACCCGCACCCAGCTTCCCCAGCGCACCACCCGAAAGGTCAGCCCCGATGGTTGCTAAGCCCTGGTCCGGTCACGCCGCTGCGATGCTCCAGAAGCAGGCGCTCGGCAAAGCTATCGACGCGGCCACCAAGGAAGCCCGCAAGGCCCTCCCTCGGCGCAAGCGGCGCAAGCGGTCAGCCTCGGGCGCTCCCCTCGAGGACAGGCCCGCCACGGGGCGGCAGGAGGCCTTTCTCGAGGCTATCGAGAGGCTGACGGCGCGAGAGGGGCGGGCGCCGTCCGCGGTCGAGATTGCCGAGCGGCTGGGCATCAGCCGGCAGTGCGCCACCCGCCAGCTGGTCGTGCTCGAGAGGAAGGGCCTACTCCGCGACGTGCCCCGTATGGTGCGCAGCGGCCAATGGGCGCTCACCCATGCAGGGCTAGCCCTTCGGGGCTAACACTTCCCCGTAGAGCGCGGCCTCCGCTTGCTCGCGCCAGCTCTCCAGGTCGGCCCGAGTCCGCACGTAGGCGACGTTATCGCGTCCAGCTTTCAGGACCGCCTCGAGCCGCTCCACCCTGCGGAGTAATCCGTCCTGCACCTTCTCGGCCTCCTCCAGCGCCTGGCGCTCGGTCTCGGTGCGAGCGGCCCCGTTGACGCTGGCGACCACGAACGCCGCCAGCTCGGCGCTCGGCATCGTGACCAGCGGGCGGCCATTGGCATCATAGATGTGCTCGGGAACGCGGGCGCCCACGCGCCAGGGGAGGTTGCTCACGGCTTCTCCCTCCGGGCGAGTTCGGCCACTCCAGCGCCGCACCCGATGTGATGCAGTGGCCCCAGTGCACCCGCTGGTGTGAGCATGCCGCAATGACGGCACCTGCCCCTCCTGGCCAGCTCCGCTCGCTCGACTTGCTCCGCGTTGTCCTTCGTCCAGAGCAGACCGTGGACCCTGTTGCCGGCCTCGTTGAAGTCCCAAGGCACCTTGGCGCACGCCTCCAGCACGGCCCGTTCCGCCTTGGTCACGACCGCATCTAGTTGGCTCCGCACCATTCGCTGGCGCTCCTCGGCCGTGACGATGTGCAGGCCATGGGCGGAGAGCAGGGAGCGGAGCCGCGCCAGCTTCATGGGCACACCAGGCCACTCTCCGAACTCCGGGAACTCTTCCGGCAACTCCGTCTCGTTACTGGGGGTAGTCATCGTTGCGCAACCATGTAATTCGGCAAGAACCTCGCGGCTGCCCAGCGCATGACGCGCAGCCTAGCGTGTTGATCCAGCTCCGTTAGAACCTCGCAAACAGCCACGAGCGCGCGCAGCTCTGCGTCCCAGGTGTCATCGTCGGTCAGCACGGCCACCGGCTCGTCCTCCTCCTCCGGCAGTTCCGTCAGCTCCGTCTCGTTACTGGCCACCGATCACCTCCTGGTCTGCTATGTCCGTGAGCACGCACTCATGCATCAATAGGTTGTCTCTCAGGGAGAGGTCAGGCGCGCGCATCAGCCAGAACACGCAGCCTGGCGTGTGACACTCACCGCCCTCTCCGTCGAGGCAGGCGGAGCAGGCGGTAAACTCACCTTTCACGTGAACCAGTCGCGGCTCGCTCACTTCCCCGCCTCCTTCTCTGCGCAGCCATCGGCCCAGGCGCAGACCCGCACAGTGCCGCTCGGGTCCGTGCGAACAGTGCCAGCGTCACGCAGCGGCGCCACCTGCCCGCACCGGTCGCACGTGCCCACGGGCTGGCCAGCGTGCGCGCGGATGAGAGCGGCGACGGGTTCGCAGCTGTCGTCCAACTCATGCAGCCAGTGCATTGGAAGCCTCCGGCGTAGCTCCAGCTCCCGCGCCGCCCACGCCTTGCGCGTCTGGTCGAGCTCTGACTGAGCAACCTGCCGCGCTAGTTCTGTGTCCGCATGGTCGCTGCGAGTCTGGTCGAGCTCGCGCCAATCCGCGCCCCAGCCCTTACGATTCATCTCGATGCACGCGACGGCTTTCTCCAGCGCTGCCCGGGCCTCGGACAGCTCGCGCCCCAGTGAGTTTATCCGCATGCCGCGACTGGCGTGCGCGTGCAGCACGTCTTCCCAGCTTGACCGCGCAGAGTCCCGCTCCGCCGTTACGCGGGCCAGCTCGGCGCGGAGTTGAGCCGCGACAATTGCCGCCGGGGTAATGTCTTCGGGACGCAGTAGGCTGCCGCTTTTGCAGATGTGAGTGAAGCGTGAATCTGCGCCACACACCGGGCACTGGGTGCGGGTCACGTCTCCTCTTTTGCGGCGCCGGCAAACGGAATCGTCACAAGCAGCATGGGCAACGGGCACACGTACAGCACGCGCTGCTTGCGGTCCCAGTAGGCGCCGATCCACAGGTCGTACCAGGCGAAGCGTATGGTCACGTCTCCTCCTTTGCGGCGCCGGGGCTGGGAGGGGAGAGTTCGCACATGTCTGCGATGTCTTCGACCGCTGATGCGCAAACGACATGGCCCGCGTCCTGACTCCTCATCACGTGGAGACCGCGCAGCGCTCCCGCCACGGCCGCTAGCTGGGCTTCGGCGGACTGGTACACACCAAGTCGCACCCATGCGTGCCCGTCGTACTGCACAATCTGTGGAGGGTCCGCGTTCGGCTCCGGCGCGGCGGGCTGCGCATACCTCAGTACCGCTGTCATTTGTTCGGGGGTGAAGTGCGCCACCTCGAGGTCACACCGGCGGCACCAGATCTGCAGTCCGCGCGCCGTGAGGCCCGCTTCGATCCGCGCCCACTCGGCTTGGCTCGTCAGTTTTGGTTTCTTCTGGGCGCACGTCGCGCAGTGCGCGAAGAGCAAGATCTCCTTTCTCGGCTTCACTCGTTGAACCTCCTTCTCAGCTCCGCACTGACCGCGCGAGCCACGACCGCGTTGATGTATTCCTCCAGACCCGAGAGCGTCGGCACGGGAGGCAACGGCCCCCGCGAGCTCACCGGCGCGCTCACGACGGTGCGCACCTCCTCGGGCGGCGCGACGACCCCGCGACGGTTGCCGTGCTTCTTTTTGTAGCGCGCCACCCACTGGTGGACCGCCGG